AGAATTGTTAATCTATTGACCAATCCTTCTGCAAAGATTTCGTCCTCTCCTGAGCTGCGGTCGGGTTGATTAAAGAGTTGAGTAAAAACATGTGTGTTAGTGTAATGAGTGTCAAGGAGTAAATCCCTATAGATACTACGTTTTATCGGATACTGTCCGAACACTTCAAGTGATTTTTCGTCTATGTCGACTAAGACGATGTTCTCCGTCTGAACTTTTTCCTTACTCTGATGAAGAATATCAAAGTAAGACCAAGTGATATTTTCTACTAGATAAGGTGACCAAATTTTAAGTCCTACTAATGCACCTATAGTGATTAGGACTGTTTTCCAACTATACATTAACTAAATTTCTTTTGTATTCTTTTGAACATATAGTATATTGATAATCCATATGTTGCAAGAACTGTCATTGTGACTCCGATATAAACTAATTCGATAGGTGTTAGGAATAGAACCTGCCATACGAAATTTGCAGCTGCTTCTGCATCACCCATTGATTCAGGCATTATAATATCATTCTCTTCGAAGAGGTCTAATATGTCGTCATACTCTTCTTCAGTGAGACATTCGTAATACTCTTTAGGACATTCTACTTGTGTCATTGTTGTGTTACCGATATACTACACCCACTTGTTGTTGCACAATTTTGTGTAAGTGAATATGATTTGTTTGTACTTCCTGTTTGGGTTAGATTCAATGTTGTTGGATATGCACCCTGTAAAGTGATTTGTGCATTATGGTTTCCCGAACCTTGTTGTGTAATTGTTGTATCTGAACCAGTTGCAGTTCCATAGAAATAGGTATGTGCATAGTGTGAACCACTACCCGATTGGTGTATTTCGTGGTCTACTGAATGTGAGTGTATGTCTAAGTTATGGGTGTGACTTCCATTTTGATATAGGTCTACTGTATTACTATTACCCCATATGTGTCTACCATATGTTGCACCATCGTGTTGTTCAATGTTTTCAGTATTGTTAGTCCCGTCTACGTCACCACCCCATGATTTTCCAGGCCCCCAATATGAGACCCAAGAAACAGAATTTCCGTTTCCGTTTTGTGCAATATTGAACACGTTTCCTCCGTGTGCAAATGAAAACTTGACTTCGTTATCATATCCCTTTTGGACTATGTCAAGGTCAACGTCTCCACTACCCACCTGCTCAACGTGGACATGGTTGTCCCCAGCCCACGCAAGAGGTGTCAATAAAACTAATAATAAAACTTTATTCATTCTAGATAATCCATAAAAATAATAATGTAAATATTACTCCCTTACCGAATGATAACCACATCATGTGGTAGTTGTCCAGTAATAATGCTTTTTGAAATCCGTCAATTTGGATTTCGTGCCAGTCACGGAGTTTCTCTAACATCTTATTCATATATTTTCTCCTAGTTTGTTTGTGTAATGGAAATATTTATAGACGAACCATCACCCACCTTAATTAGTGAACCTTTTTCGTCTGTTTCAGTTCTAATCGTTGCTTGTGCATAGATTGGTATTTTAATGGATATGATTCCATTAACTTCCCTGTAGAACCAAATTTGACCAAGACCCTTATCAACAATTGTATTGTATTGAGTGTCTTTATCAAACCCAAATGCAGTTCCTTCTATTCTTGCAACTGAAAAGGCGTCTGCCTTTTTCTCTACATCAATACCAACCTTTCGGTCAATCTCTAAAACCACATCTAGTAAATCTTGTAAGAAATCGATATCTAATAAATCTCTATCGAGTTCTGTATATTCTAGTTCGTCTTCCTCAAAGTAATCCTCTTCTAAGTCATTAAACTCTAGGAAGTCTACGTCAAGAATGTTGCTACTATCATTTTCTGTTTGTTGTTCCTCTGCAATTTGATTCTCAACTTCATCGGGTGGATTAACAATAAACATATTATCAATCATACCTACAGTAATCCCATTGACTTTCACTGGTTTAGTCGGTGAATCGTCAAAGGTGGATACCATAGTTGCTTGATAAGCTTCTTCCAATGTAACACTTCCACCAGCATTACTCACTATTATTTTACCCGAGGGATTTCCCCATTTATCAGGCAAAAGTATAACAAGTGACCTTCCGATTTCATCTATACTTGTAGTGAAATCTGTTCCAACCACAGCAATTTGTGCTGTAGGTGTTGACACTTTAATATTACTTTTCTTTATCTTACCACCAAAACCCGAGGCAAATCTAGCTGTCCCTTGTGCCATTCGGATTGTCATTTTCGATTTAGAAGGGTCGGGGTCATAATAGACCTCGTCAATCCAAACCTTGGAGTGTTCAGTTAAGTCCAGTTCTTCTTCACCTATGAACTCAATCTTCATTCTCCCATTTTGTGTTTGTGCTGTATCATACATCAACACTGAGGGTTCACTATCTGCAAGGACAACGGAATTCTCTCCGTCCCTTTGAAGACCTGCGTATCCCTTGTATTCAACTATTTCACCAATCGGTTCACCATAAGCAAGTGAACCAATTAGTAAAACGTTAATCGTTAGAATCTTTCTGAACGATATCAATATTCGCATTAGAAGTCACGAAAGATACATCAATAATACCACTACATGATTGACCACTTGGACAACCACTATCTGAACCACTCTTTTGAATGATGTCGATATCATTTGTAGAACCAGTTAAAACTGCAGTAATACTATTATCAGTTGCGTCTGATTGGTTAGTGTTAACGTCATTTGAAGAACCAGTAATAGTCCAATTCCAAACTGCGTTATCACTATCTACTTTTGTAGTGAATACGTTTGAAGACCCATTTAATGTTAAATCCCAGTTAAGATATTCTGCAGAAGCATCGTATCCGACATCAATATCGAATGTGTTCGATGAACCTGTAATTGTTCCTAACATGTTTGTGTTATCAGCACTTCCACTATATCCTACGTTCCAATCCATAACATTTGAATCACCAGTAAAAGTTAAGTTTACTGTTGAACTATCTGCAATGAAAGGCCCGTACAATTTGTTAGAGTCTCCATCTTGTAATAATGTTAAACTGTTGGTTGCACCAGTCAAAATCATATCTATAGATGAACCCGAAAAATCGTCTCCACCTAATTTGTTTCCATAACCCTTCTGAGTTATGTTCAACGTTAAATTGTCACCTGACTGTTGAATCCATACTTCGTTATCGTCTGCACCAGCAAACACGAATCCAGTTAATCCTAATGATAAACATAATAAAAGAAGTTTATTCTTCATTTTCTTTATCCTCTGTAACTAAGACGATTTCATTTTCATCTAAAAAGTCCGACACTTCTTGCTCTATTTTTGCATCAGTTATCGGCCAATTTATCTTCCAAAATCCCCTTTCGTCACCTTGTTTTATAAGTTCTAAGACTGCAAGTTCAATTGCAGAACGAGTAGCTTTCGATACTCCTTCGTTAGTTGCAACTCCGTCTTCTATTTCCACTAATTGAGTATCCATATCCATAAATTTGAATACGTCATACCCCCCACCAGTCGATAAAATCGTCTTAGTAGTTTGCACATTAAGTAATATTTCACCCGTAAGTGTAGAGATTCCTCTCAGACTTACAGTTACAACATCTCTTCTATAAGAGTTCGAAGCACCGATGCCTAATGTTCTTGCACCTCGGCCTCCCGATTCAATGTTGGTATCATATCCAATTATCCCCCCGTCAAGAAGGATACCAGCAAATAAGAGAGGTTGAATTCCTGTTGGGGAATCTTCATTACCTTCTTGATTTGCAAAGTCTTCTCTTGCACTTCGTATGATTTGTCTCTCTCTTACGAGTGCATCTAAATTTGTTCGTTCTACAACTCTAAACCAGTTTCCACCACTTGCAGTTTTAAGTGCATCAATCAAATATGATTCTGCACCTTGGGTTACTGCAGTTGAGAAAGATGCAATTCCGTCTTTACTCTTCCTCTGTCCTGTCTTATCTAAAAACCCATATACTGCAACAATAGGCATTGTTTCAGCAGGTGGTAGGTCTCTTAATTCTAAGTAAGTAGGTATATTTACCACTTCTGCCTCTTCAATACACGTTCCTACACGTTCCATAACTGTAGAAGTGCAACTGTCCTTGACAGAAGGCACACTTGCACACCCACTAGCGAGCAAGACCAATAGACCTAATAAACCTAAATGTTTCATTTAGAAACTTCCCGTTGCAACTGGTATATCTAAAATAGTTTCAGTTCCGTCCTCACTTACAATTGTTAATCTTATGATTTCTTGTCCGTCTTCGAGGACTAATTTTTCGTATGTGACTGTATTTCCTTCTATGGAGAATATTCCGAAACTTGCAGCCTCTCCATTAGAGAACATATTCTCTACTAACTGTTTTGCGATTTGAGCATAGATTCTAGATTCGACATTTCTTAAAAATTTTGCAAGTGTAGTGTTGTTTGCTTCTCTCTCTGCTTTTGCGATTCTGTCTTCTATGTCTTGTGCTATCTTATCACGTCTAGATTTCTCTTGGTTCTCGATAGTAAGATAGTGTGAACTTTGTCCAAGACCACTGAAGCTTGGACTTTTGAATTTGTGTACTATTTCATCTGCACTTAGTGTAAATGCAAAACAAATACTACTTATTATTATCAGTTTTTTCATCTGTTATAGCCTTTCCTCTTTTCTTTGCGTTCTCTTTATATTCAAGAACTACGTCCACTTTTTGTTGTAGACGAATCAAGTCTTTGTCTAACATTCGCACTTGGTCAATCACTTTAATCAATGCAAAGTGTTGTTTTTCGATTTCGGGTTCCAATTTTTCACCCACAAACCACCATATGTAATATACGAAATAACCAAGTCCAACCATCATTACGATTGGAAATCCATAATCAGATATAAGTTGTGCTACGTTTTCCACTAGTCCCTTCTCACATCAAGTTTCCCGTCTTCTATAAAGTTCTCTGCACGTGCAACTCTCTCTATATCGGGTCTGAGTTCTAAGGCACTTGACACTAACATGTCTATCTTAATCATTTCGTTAGACATTGTTCTTGCACGATTCTCTAAACTCTTACAAAACATGGTTAAGGTCTTGATAGAATCAACGACACCCTCAAGTATCTGCTTGATTACAGTGAAAATAAAGAACCCCATAACTAAACTTCCAGCAATTGGAGCTCCCACTTCACTTATCAATGCAAATATATCCATACCCTTATTTATATAAAAAAAGGGGACGAAGTCCCCTTTTTGTTAATCACGTTTCAGTTTACAACTGGTCTCGTAATTCTGTTATAACCGCAGCCTTTGAACCACTCTTTTTGACTTTAAGACTCTTCTTATCTGCCATTTCTATGAGTTGATTCTTGGTAAGTTTCTTTAATTCTGCAACACTTGGTTTTTTAGGTTTAGGAGTCGGTTTTGCAACTGACTTCTTATCCTCTTTCTTTTGAAAAAAGTAAACTAATCCCACGATTACAATAAGTCCAATTATAATTTCCATAAATTACCTCTATTTATTTTTTTAACAATGGATTTTTATCCTTTGCCTTGCCAATTGCAAGTGCAAGGACTTCTAGGTATGTGTATACCTTCGCCCATATCTTGTCATCTTTTGGTGTTGGTGTCAATGCGACGATAACACTACAAATTGATATCACGATTGGAATAACCATTAAGATATTCCAAATACCCATAATGAATTCTGCTATAGCTGTTAGCATAAGTTCCTCCATTTAGTTATTTATTTATAACAGATATATTTAGGTATTTGAGGAACCGATTGAGTATTTTGTTGTTAATTTCCAGTCTGATTTTTCACGAAATGGAATGATTTTGATTTGACTTAGAGGTGCTTTTGGGTCTTCTATTTGGGTCTTTTTGACTACAGATACTAGTTTCCATTGTTCTAAAAGAGACACTATAGTGTTCCTTCTTGCAATATCTGACTCGTCTAAGTTAGAAGGTTTACCATCTAGTTTGAAAAGTTCTTTGAAATGAGTGATATAATACTTACCACGTTTGTGTAAAATATGACATGATTGGAATAGTTCCTTGTCTTTACGTGAGGCGACACCTATACGACTAAGTGTTTCTCTTATCTTTAAAAAATCGTCTTTTTCGGGGAATGTGACCTCTACTAGGTCTTTTACTACTTCTTCTTGGTTATCCATTATCTCTACCACCAGTTAACATTCTATTTTTCAATTCACGATATTGTTTATCAGATAGTAGTGTTGCATATTCTTTTGCTTCTCTAGTTGATATCTGATAATAATCTTTGATTATATCGAGTTTTTTACTAACATAAGGTTTACTCCATTTGGAAAACCTTTGTCTTTTCCTAAGAGTATTTAGGAAAAACACGTATTGAAGACGATTGTCTACTCCGTGTCTGACATTCATTTCGTTAGTAAGAAAAACAGAATCTTGGTGATAAGATAGTGCTTTATTTATTAGGAATGGTTGATATGATTTCTCTTCGACCTCATCAACCATGAGGTCTTTTTTGTCGTAAGAGACCGACTTTACAAAATCAAAAGGATTTCTTTTAGACATTTCTTCTGAATTCGTATACAAGTTCTTCACCTTTGAGTTCTTCTCCAAAGTAAAGTGTATGTCCGTCATGAGTTTCTCGTTTAATAAGTCCACTGAAGTATTGTGTATCCATTACAGTTTTTCCGTCTTCAGTATCTTGTGGTCTTGTATCGTACCACATTGAATTAAGTGAATGTGCGTGAACTGATTTAATAGTTTTTGCCCACTCTTCAGCTGCTAGTAAGTCTCTTTGATATTCGACTCTCTCATCATATTGTGTCATGTATTATCTCCATCTACAGTTTTAACTTTGTGTTTCATAAACAATTTGTTTGCCTTTCTTTGTAAAGACTGTTCGATTTGTTTATCGACCCACGACCTAAACCATTGTCTGAGTTTACCCATTTTTGAATTTACACTCCGACATGATTTCAGTTAAACATGCAACGAAATTGATTTCACTATCCATTGCAAATGCAGATTTGTATTGATAATCTGCAATAATCAAAACACTTGCTGGAATACTAGAAGATTCTAGTCTTTGTTCAAGTGTATTGAAAACCTTTCTGAACAAGGAATCGAAATCATTGTCTGAGTTTTGTGCAACCCATTTTCTCATTCCAGTCCAGTTCTTATCTCTCATCATATCAATGAGAGGTGTTAGTTTCTCTTCAGCGAGTGTTGCAATAAGACCAGTGTCTATTACACCACTAACACCATAACGTTGTACCTCATTGATACACCTTCTGAAATCGGGGAAGAACTTAAGTATAAGTTCAACAAGTACCTTCTCGTCAAATTGTATGTTCTCTGTTTCACATATCTCTTTAAGTCTTTGAAGGAAGACACCAGCAAGTTGTTGTTTATCACTTGGTGTCATTTTGAAATCTATAACAGTGGTTCGTGAATGTAGTGGTTTTATAATCCTATTCTTGTAATTACAAGTAAAGATAAACCTACAGTTGGAAGAGAACTCCTCTATGAAGTTTCTCAAGGCAGGTTGAACACTATCTGCACTTATGTAGTCTGCTTCGTCTAGAATGACTACCTTTGCACCACCACTGAGTGATACTGTAGATGCAAAGTTTTTGATTTTAGTTCTGAGGGTATCAATCAATCGACCTTCGTCTGACCCATTGATTACAATAAAGTCTGCATTCATTTCATTACAAAGTGCTTTTGCAATAGTTGTTTTACCAACACCAGCACTTCCACATAACATGAGATTAGGAATCTCACCCTGTTTAACGAACTCTCTGAATGTATTTTTGATACCTTCGGGTAGTATCGTGTCCTCAATTGTTTGAGGACGATACTTTTCTACAAATAAAAATTCTGTATTCATATTAAGAAGTTAAAACCCCTCCGAATTAACTGTCATAAGAACCCTTGAAGATTGATGAGAAGTCTTATGTCCCGTATGCATTGTAGAGACTAGCACAATACCTACACTATTATATAGGTTAAACATTGTATTTAGAATCAGGCTCCAATGCAATAAAATACTCTAAATCCACATCTTTGTTTTTAAAGTGTGAGATTCCTTTTGACGAAACTAATACTTCGTAGTTTCCATCTAGGACTTTAAGGTTCTCAATCTTAAAGTTCATAGTGTATGAAACACCATTTCCTTCACCCACGATTCTTGAGAATGTGTTTGAAGTTGAATTCTTTTTGTCTGTCACTTGCAATGTGATAGTAGTTCCATCACTTGAAAGAACCAAATCACCTACACCTAGAACACTAGCAGCTTTCTGCAACTCGTTTAGAAGTGTAGAGGAAATATCAATTCCAATCTCTGCGTCAGGCATTGTTATCATTTTCTCGGGTGAAGTCACCATACCTTCACTTGCATAGAAATATGCAAGACTTGAATTGTTGTCTGCAACTGTTAAACTTGCATCACCAAATTGAAAGTCGGGGTCTTCCAGTAAACTGGTTGCACCTAAGAATTCAGGCAGATTGTAGATACTGAAATCTTGAGGAAAGTCCTCAGATACAGTTGCAACTGCAAGAATGTTTTTCATATTAGAGA